TCCGAGACGATGGCCGGATTGTTCTTAACCGCACCGGTCTTATTGCCGCAGCTGCTGCACTTGCCGGAGCCCGGAACGAGCCGAACCTTACACTGCAGCAAAAACGTCAGGCGGCAAGACACCTGTTAAGGCATTATAGGGAGCTGGAGCTTGAACCGCCTGAATCTTTGACTGAAGCGGTTGGAGAGATAACTTCCATTCAGGCTATCATTTCTGGCGAAATTCAGGTTGAGGACGTACCCTTGGCTTCCTGGGCTGATCTACAGGCGCTGAAAGCGGGAGACCCTGAACCAATGGAGGTCGTGGTAGAAATCCCGGCGGGTAAATCGAAGCGGGGGTGGAATTATACACCTGAAGCCTTGAAGGCTATCGTAGGAGAAGTTATGTCGCAAGGGCTTCCCGGATTCCTTGGACATCAAAAGCCCGAAAACATCGATTATGAATTTCCCACTCCGGTCACTCATTGGGTAGGGGCGTTATGGAAAGACGGGAAGGCGTATTTCAGGGGAGTAATCGATAAAGCGGCGTCAGACCTCAAGCGTTGGATTAAGGCGAAAGCCATTCGTCAAGTTAGCATCTATGGTGTACCGAAACTTCAGAAGGTCAACGGAGAAACGCATGTAGTAGACTATAAACCACTTTCCATTGATTGGACGCCGTTGAATCGAGCAGGTATGCCCACATCAGTAGTTGCTATCGGTGAGATGGATGAAATTCTGTCGACCGATATGGTTGATGGAGAAAGGAAAGAAGATATTGGAGGTGAAGAAAAAACTATGAATTGGAAGGAAATTGTCGGACAGCTTAAAACCATGCTGGACAACAAAGAAGTAACCCTTGGTCAAATTGCCGGGGAGATGGGTTGGAAACCCGAGGAAATAGCCGGGGAAATTGATTCCAATTGGCTCAAGGAAGTTACCAGTGCAGTGGAAACACTCGGGAAGGTAGAAGAAGTCTTCGGAGTTACCGGGGAGATGGACATTGTCAAGATTGCTACCGATGCAAAGAAAGCTCTCGATGAATCCATTAAAGCCGCTAGGGAAAAACTCATTGAAGAAACGATCAAGGAAAAAGTAGCCGGTGAAATGGCTCAAGCATTGATCAAGAAGATGCTTCAGCTCCCTGAAGGCGAACTGACCAAGGAAGTCATTGCTGGAGAGATTGACAATCTCCTGACAGATGAGGTGGTCAAGAATACGATTAGCAAATTCCACATCGACAAACCGCCTTTCATCAACAACACTGGCGATAACGGCGGGACTTCCTCTGCTTTGCGTGTAAAACGCCAAACTATATAATTTAATTGGAGGTGTGATAAATGGCTTATGTAGGTCAACCTGTTCCGTCTACTGTAATTAATGTTAATGCGGGGAAATTCAGTGATGGTAAAAGTGTAAGAGTGACTGTTCCCGGGAACACCACGATTGAAGCTGGGAAATTCTACCTTCTGGATGGTTTTCTCGGTTGCGCCTTCCAGTCTGTGACTACTGGAGTTGGAGAAACTGCAGAAGTTATACTCAACATTGAGCAGGCGGAATATGATACCAACCAAATTGATACCACTCAAAATTTCGCTTTCGCTAGAGGTACTTTAATTTATTGGGATGCAGCTAACAACAGATTTACTGAAACTTCTACCGAAAATCGGTTAGCAGGCCGGGTAACTCAGGCGAAAGATTCCAACGGAGTGATTTGCTTCATCCTTGGTCCGCAGGTTGTTGCTTAAAGATTTAAAATTTGATGGAGGTGGATGAATAGATGTATAAAGTTTACAGCCAAGATGCCTTAAAAGCCGAACGCCGTCAGGGAACCTACACCGAGAAAATTCCTTTCGTAGTCAACGGGAAAGTTTACGAAGTCGAAAAGAAAATTATCAATGGTGAAATGGAAACCTTTGAGCTTGCTAAGCCTGTTGGTGAAATGTTGACTTCGGGTTCGCTGGAGCAGTTCAAGGATTTGCTTCGGAAGGTAGTGCTAGACGTTGAGCTTGGAAGGGAACAGGTTCAGCTCCTGTATCAGCCCATTTACGAGAGACTTCAAGACGCTAATATGCCCAAGGTAATTGATGCTAAATGGGCGCTTTATGGAACTGTTGTATTTACTGAACACATGGAAGGGGAAGAAGTTAAGTTTGGAAGATTGCAGGCTGAATATGGGCCGATTGCTCGGATTCTCACCTACACTGCTGGATTTGAATACACCCGGGAAATGAGAGACTTCAATGATTCCTTCTCTATCGAACTTCTGAACCGTGCAATGGGCGAAGCTTACAACGCTTTACTGAACCACATACACCTGTATCCGATAATTAGCTTCAGCTACCAGCCCAGCAACCAAACCGCCTTCCAAGGCAACACCAACGAAGACTTGTGGGTGCGATTCTACAAGACACTGAACAAAGCTTTGTCTGATGCTAGAATTGCGAAGAGACCTGGCACTGTATTGCTAGCATCCAGCTACGATAGGGACAATATTGAAATGGCCTTGAGGGGCGGATACCAGATTAACGGCACCACTTATCCAGCTGTATCTGGTATTGAATCAGTAATTTACTACGATGGATGGACTGTTCAGGTAGGCCGGAGAACTTTTGAATATCCCGGCGTAGGCGTAACTCCTGGTAAAGCATACCTCATCAGACCCAAACGTGGATTCAAAGAACTAGTCAAACAGGATTTGAGAATTGAAGCAACCGCCGGCGACCTGTCCAGGCTCATTGAAAGTCAAATCGTCGGATATGCCTACAGAGGAGTATATGCTGCAATAGAAGAAAACGTTCAGGAAATTGCCCTGGCCTAAGGCGGTGAAGTGAATGGGTAAATGTATTGAGTGCGCCCGGTTTCCTTGGGTGCCGGGCGCTGATTACTCAATGTTACCACTAATGAAATGCGCTAAAGAGTTAGAGGCTAGACGATGGACTATAGAGAGTGCAAATATCGAGCGCAACTGCCCATATTATGAAGGGCCTAAGGCGGTGAAGGATAATGACACCGACAACAGAACTGAGAGCAAAGCTCCGGAAACTTCTGGACGAAAGAATACCAGAAGGCGGAAGTGATGCAGATACCCGCTTTTCGGATGCGGATATAGATGAACTGCTAATTGACGTAACAAACATATACGAAGCCGCTGCGGCTGGGTGGACAATAAAGGCTGGGATGTTCCAGCGAGAACTTGGACAGATAGAAAGCTATGCTGTAGGCCAAGAACGTTACGATATGCGGAAGCTTCAAGATATGGTGAACTATGCACTGAAGATGGCCGAAACCTACAGCCGTATGGCCGCCAGTGCTATAGGCAGTATGATTCTAAAATTCAAGCCGCCGGAGGTGCTGTGATATGGATTTGGTGACTCTCCGGCGGCACCATACCAAATGGGCTATTCAGCAGAACCCAACGACAATTACAATACATCGCACAGAGAAAATTGATATAGGCGGCTACTTCGAGGAAGTAGAAAGCGAAGTAGGTCCCTTTGTTGTGCGGATTTATCAATACGGAACATGGGTGCCGCAGGAAGTTAGCACTCTGGCTGGCATTAAACAGGTGGACAGAACATGGGGAATGTTGATGGACTATGAAGCGGATGTCAAAGCCGGTCCTAATGTGATAGACGAGTTTGAAGTGCCGGACATGGGTAAGTTTCAGGTGCTGGCCGTATACCCGCAAGTAGTAAAAGACGAGTTAGTAGGCTACCAGGTGGCCTTGGAGAAGGTGAGCTAGATGGCATTAGGCGACCAAACAAGGGAGTATCTTGAAAGGAAAAAAGCCGGGTTATACGCCTTGCTTTTAAATTGGGCCGGCACGATGGAGGGCTATGCCAAGTCCCATGCGCCTTGGACAGATAGGACGGGCCATGCACGTCAGTCTTTACACGGTGGGGTAGATATACAAGACGACCAGCAGGTACTTTACCTTTCCCATGGTGTAGAATATGGAATCTGGTTGGAGATAGCGCATGGAGGAAACTACGCTATTGTAAGGCCTACGGTAGACGCTCACCTTTCTCGTATCAGGAAGACCGTAAAAGATTATTGGAGTGGTTAGAATGAGGGAAGCGATACGTCAACTACTCGTAAACAATATACCAGAAATCCAAGGTAGAGTATACGAACCTCATGCCGCAGGCCTGAACACTCCAAAGCCTTATCTTGTGCTTAGAGAAGGTGTACAAGACCCTGAAGCTGACTGGGCAGCTTTCTCAACTGTAATCGAGGTGTGGCCCTACGTCAAGCGGACTACCTTCCAGCAGGTGGACAGTTTGGCCAATGCCATTATCAACACTTTGCATCGGGCCAGATTCTCCCATGCCGGCGAGGAATATCTGGTTGACTACTTGGGTAGTGTTGGGCAAGATTTCGTAGACGAAGAATGGGATGCCATCACCCGGGGACTGCGATTCAGAGTATTCGCCTTGGGTTGGCTGAATGGATTAACTTACGACCCGGACCCGGTAGCTACATTACAAAACTGGACAGCGGAAACATGGCCGGAAGTGCAAACGAATCCGGCGACATGGACGCCGGCAGATATAACACCTGGGATATACTGGCGAATGGCACGTTTGACAACGACGGAAATCACAGCTGTAGTAAACTGGATGGAAGCACAGATTAATGGGCACATTCTGGCCCCCAGTGCTTCGGTTCGATTGAGTTGGGTGCGGAAAGTTACGGAAGAGTTAGCAAAACAGCGCAGGCTAAAGATGACTGATGGCGGTCCTTTAGAATTGCTGCGTATTAGTACTGATAGTGAAGCAGACCCGATGAGGCGGGGACAGATACAGTTGACCGCCCGGTTTGGAGTGCCACAACCGAAAGCACAGTATAAAATGTTAAAGAAAGCTGTTGCAAGCGGAGATATTGATATGGAGGTGGGAACCGATGAGTAAAAAGAAACCGGATGAAATTGCAACGATAGAAAAACCAGTATATAGCCGTAGCAAGTTCAAAACGGATAAAACTACAACGATAGAAGAACCAGTGTATACCCGCAACGAGCTAATTGCAGCGGCTTCTTCTTTCGGCGTGAAACCAGAAGTAGTGGCCGGAGCTTTGAAGTTAGCCGGCAAAGATACGATGACCAAGGCTGAAGCTGAAAAGGCAGTCAAAGACTTTTTGGAAAGGAAGGTGTAGCTTGAATGGCTGGTTCTGTTTTTCAGATAGGCGAACAAAAAATAAGGCCTGGCGTATACGTCCGGGCGACCAACATCGGGGAACCGCCGGAAGCCATTGTGCCGCAGGGGATTGTGGCTGCTTTGTTCCGTGCTTCCTGGGGACCTTTGGGAGAAGTAATATATCTTGAAAATGCTGATGCAGTGATTGGTACTTTTGGAAGCGCAGGTACAGTTGACACTGCAATAGAGGCATTCAGAGGCGGTTGTCGCAGAGTTGTAGCGTATAGACTTGGAACTGACGGTGCAAAGGCATTATTAAATCTTCAGGACAGTGCATCTGTCAATGTAGTGAAAATCGAAGCTAAGTATGAAGGTGAAAGAGGTAATGACTTTGCGGTAACTATAAGAGATTCTCTCACTGATTCATCAAAGCGTGAGCTATTGCTTTACGAGGTGACAACCCTGCGACAGACGATTTCCTTCGCTAAAGGTAGTGACGAACCGCAAGCTTTGGTTAATGCTATAGCCGCTTCCAATAGTCCTTATATTACTGCAACAAAGATTGATACTGGTAGCGGAACATTAGCAACAATTACCCAACAGCCATTTACTGGCGGACAAGACCCGACCGTAAACGGCGAAAGTTATAGCGCAGGACTATCAGCAATCGAAGCAATAGACTGGAACGTGCTGGCAGTGGATGCAGTGGATACTGACGATACGGCAACCCATACTCTGGTGCAAGCCTATATTGACCGTGTGAGAAACGAGGGTAAGAGAGTGCTGGGCGTGGTCGGAGAGCCTACCAGCGTTCCTCTTGAGACGAGGTTAGCCAATGCTAGGGCTTTCAATGACCCGGCAATCGTCTATGTTGCCAACGGTTTCAAGGGTAGCGACGGTGTAATCAGGGAGGGTTATAAGGCGGCTGCAAGAGTGGCCGGCATGGTTGCGTCTGCTCAAATAACCGAATCTTTAACCCACTATGTAGTGAG